TACTGACGTAGATAGAGTTATGTGGGTCACCTTCAACAAGATTTACACTTCCATCAGTTACATAGTCAGAAACAGGTGAGTTAAGTCTGTTTCTTCCAAAAATAACAGCAGCATTCTGAGTATCAATGACAGGTGACAAGTTAGAATCTAATGAGTTTAAGGTCAATCCAACTGTGAATGACTTACCCTTTGGAAGAGTTGTTAGTCTTTCATTTTCATTCTCCTCAGAAGCGACCAATCTTGTGCTTGAAAGGTCATTTTCTTGATTGATTTCAACAGACTCAAATCCTTGGTCGATGAAGGAGACTTCTGACCCATCAGCACTGGTACCAGAAACTGTTCTGACCTGGGCAGAAATAGTTGTATTTTGACCAGGGGTAATAACGTTAAACTGTGGAAGTATGGTGTTAAACTGAATGTTTCTTGTGCCGGAAGCGTTATCTCCACCAACAGAGTTTTCGTCAGTGAAACTTAACTGACTATCTCCAGATGTTCTGGAGCCTCTGCTGATTTGTAAATGATATCTATCAGAGTCTCTAGCAGCTTTCAGAGTCGAATCTGAAGGCATATTGTGATCTGTATTGATTCTGGTAAGTGAAATGCCATTTAACTCATATGGATATACTCTATCCCCAATGGAGTGAGTCCTAACCAGAGTTCCATCAATACCTCTACTTGTGATTCCAATAGTGCCTGCACCACTGCCACCAGCAGTGATTCCACTATAAAACATGATTTCGCCATTTACCTTGAGATATCCACTTGAAGTGGTTATTCCTTCAAATGTGCCGAAGATTGAGGTATTTGCAACAGAAATAATTGTGCTTGTAATACCAACAGCAGCATTAAGAGTTGTTGGAATCGTATTGGGCTCAAGATTTGCCAACTTAACAACGTTGTTGTCGGCGTGCATACCATGATTATACTGAGTAACCTCAAGAACTCTTCCATCATAAAGACTGCTAACAGTATTCGATGAAAGAATATCAGTATTTGCGTAGGAAACGGCGGTTGCACCGTTATAAACAACCAAGTCTTGACCTGCCGTTAACTCTTCACCTTGGACATTTGTCAGATACAGAGTATCAAATCCATTCAGAGCACTTACGGTAACTTGTGCTCCTTTACCCTTGGTAACGCTGGAGGTTGTAATGCCAAGAACGTCACCAACAACGTATCCATTACCAGGATTTGTAATATGTGGAGCACTATCAAGAGCACCGCTTGAAAATGTTACAATACCAGTAGCACCTGTGCCTGATCCAGTGATTGAATAGAATGGTACTCCAGTGAAAGTGCCATTACTATATCCAGCACCAACAATATTCGATGTTAACGTGCTGATTCTTCCACCAACCTGCTCAATATACCCGTAAGGTCCGGTAGCAGAAGTAGTATCACTTACTTTTCTACCAACTTGCAATACATCATTAAGTGCTGTTGTGGTTGTGATACCAACTCTGAGTTTTCTTGGCAGAGTCTTCACTGGGTTGCTTAAGAGGTCTGAAGAAGCATCTTCTGTATCCAGTGTTGGGTTGTAGAAGTATGCTGTACCAGATGTTTGTGCGAAGTTTGCCTTATAGAGTTTAAACTTAAGGTCTTCAAACTGGTTAGGAGTCCAAATAGTCCCGTTTTGAGACTTGAAGAGACTTCCTCCAAGATATTGCTTGGTTACGATGACGCTTTCTGCATCTGGAAGAGTGGTCGTGTTAACCGTCCTCTCACCCATTCTACCAATCCAAACCTCATAGTTATCTGAGAATGGTGAAAGTAATACGAGAGCATACTCGACACCAGGTTGCAGATAAATCGGTGATGGGAATTTAACGTTGGTTGCAACAGTTGCGTCATCAGATGTTGTTATCTGAGATGGATCAAGAGTTACTCTTGCAAAGTCATCTACCAGTTGATCTGTAGGAGTGCCTAACTCAACAGTTCTAACTTCAACAGTTACCTTCTGATTTTCATCCTTATTGGCGAAGAATAGGTCAACGGATGTAAGGAATGCTCCAGTTTCATCAACTGTGAATGATTGTGCCAGTGGGTCCTTACCACCGCCTCTCTGTGGTGCAGGTGCTGGTGGTGGTGGGGGAGGTCTTCTTACAACGACTCTAGTTTGTCTGTAAGTGTCTACGATACCGCTAGTAGCGTATGTAGTTTCACCTCTACTAATCAGGAGACTTCCTGGCAGTGGATCTGAGTTGGTAGAGCTAGAAGTAAGTCTGAAAGTTCTAGTGCCGTTTCTAAATCTGAGTGGTGGAGGTGGAGATGCCAGTGGGTCTCTGAAGAAGAATGTGCCGCCGACATCACCGAATGTATCGGTTACAACTCTAATGTTGCTTACAGTCGCTTGTGCTCCACTGGTGACACCCAGAAGAGTCATTCCGACAGTGACATATCCACTGTATCTTCCAACAACTTCATCAGAAAGTGCCTCAGCATCATGATTCAAAACGGTTGATGATTGTGAATATGATGTTGGAAGAGTAATGCTTGTATTATATGGGTTTAAACTATAGGTAGTTGTTGGATTGTTATAAGGACCTGTCTTGTGGTTTGGTTGAATTGCTCTAGCAGAGAATAGTCTAGTGCCACCGATGAATCCATGGACAGTTTCTCCAACACTGAATGACCCAGAAACCATTTCAATCTCAATCAGTTTTGGAATGATATCGATTCCGCTGCTGCTATCGAAGAATGGATAGTATCTAGTAAGAGGCTTCAGACCGCCTGCAGCAAATGCTACGTTTCTGGAGCGAATATATTCATCAGGTCTGCTAGAAATCTTGATAGTCTCAATATAAGACCCATCAAAATCTCCAGTGATAGTTCTTGAACCGCCATCAACATAGATATTTCTTACCCAGTTATCAGAACTTGGAGTAAGTTGTACAACACCTCTATATTCAATCATGTTAAATGGATTAACATTCTCAACCCTTGATGCTAAAGGTTGCTCAATCCATCCTTTCTCACTATACTTGAGGGTGATTAAATCTCCAGTCTTTTGGACATTTGGATCTAAAAGTGCAAGGTCAGTTGAGAAATCTGCAGTTTCTGTATTGATGCTTTCATTCAGAGAGATTTCTGGTTTGAATGAATAGAAGTCGATAGGTGTAGTCAACTCTTCATTAGCACTATCAACGTCTACACTGCTAAGGTCGCTATCAAGTCTTGATACATCTCTAAAGTCATCAACAAAGAATCCAGACTTGAATCTATCAAATCCATCAGCATCTCTGACCTGGAAAGTCTTAGTATCAAGTTCAAGAAGTGAAAGTGATGTTAAAGTTTCAAGAGTTGAGACTCTATCATCAATTTTACCAATATCTCTCATCGTATATCTTCTATTATCGACGAGATTGATTTTTACATCGTCTGTATTATAGAGATATGCTGGATATTCAATGGTAGCAATATCCATTGCCTCTTCTACATTTGTAGGAGTCTTTGGATTCAGTGATGAAACGCCTTTAATAACACTAAAGTTTCCTAACTTGTCTAAAACAACTCTATCAATTCTTGGCAGATAGAAGTCATAACCAATCAGTGAACTTTCCGATGGAGTTACTACTGTTGTAGTGAAACTTCTACTATCAAAGTCGAATGGAGAATATGTACTAATACCAACATTGTATGCTGATACTCTTGGTCTAAAATCAAGAGTATCGGACGCTCTTACACCACTTGGTAATGTGGGAATGTCTAATGTAAATCTTTCATCAGAGTAAGAGTTTGCAGTGAATACATCTCCACTATCACTTGCTGGGACAGTATAGTTGTTATAGATTACTAGCAGTTTGTGTGATGGAATATATCCATCATTCTTTCTGACGATTCTAGAATAATCTAAGTAGTCTTCTCTATGACCTTTGTCCAGACTATACTTTTTAGTGATATTTTGATAGTTGCCTAAAGTAATAGTCTGAATAATCGATGAGATATCAGATTCTTCAAAATCAACTACTTCTCCAACATTAAAAGTCTTTGAGTTTAGATAAACAAACTCAACAACTGTTGCCGAAGATCTAGTAACAATCTGTGCAATAGCACCACTAGTTTTTCCTTTAATCTTTTCACCAAGAATGGAGTTTGTATCTAAAGCAAGTCCACTTGGAAACTCAAGAGAATCCAGAGTTGGTGATGATGAATTTAATGATTCATAGATAGCGACAATATTGACAACATCTGGCACATTAAGAGAAATGACTTTATCTTCAACTCTAGTTCCATAATAAGAACTAACAGTTAAGTTAGAAGTGCTAGTAGAAATACCAGATGAAGTATTTGAAATTGTTAGTTTGTTACTTCTAGCAAAGTCTTTTGTTTTACTCTTAACGCCAATCTTCTTAACTGTGGTATTAACAACAACATTGCTTTGACTTGCTGTAAGACCTGACAGAGTAATCTGAGTTCCTCCGCCATCAAGAGTGAACTGGTCTGAAGTAAGGTCTTCAATAGTACCGTTAGAATATATTACTGAATACTTCTCAGCATCAAAGGTATCAAACAATGCACTTGTGATACCTACTGAAGAAATAGGAATAACAAGTTGTCCAACCGAATCTGTAGTTTCTCCAGTAACTTGTCTGGTGAGAATCAAGTTAGAATCTGCAAGGTCTACAGATGCAACATTATCTGAAGCAATCTTGGAATATAGTCCACCTTTGTTTTTAATAACAGGTGTGCCGATTGAGAATGATGCTGTGGTATCAGATCCTGGCAATGCACCTGAGCAGACACCAGATACAGAAGTCACTGTAGCAACTGTCATCGAAGTGCCATCAGATGCAACAGCAGTTACTCTGTTGAAGGTTTCATCTGAGATGCCTGGAATTTGATATCTCAAGATGCTTCCAACCTTTACTCCAGTGAATGTTTTACCTGGAGAAGTTACGTTACCACCTGTAGTAACAGTAATAGTATCTGCAACACCAAATCCTTTGACAGAAGTTTTTTGTAATACAGTATCGGCTGCAAAGTCTACACTGTATCCAGAAAATGCGCTAGTATCTTGATAAACAGATTTGATATCTTCAACACCATAAACTATAGTGCTTTGTACAGATCTGGAAACTTCAGTAGTGCCATTGATGCGAAGTTGCTCACCATCAATAAATGTGCCTGAAGTTTGTCTTAAGAAAATAGTTGTGCCAACATTTGTTGTAAATCCAGAAGCACCACTACTTACACCCTCAATGAATGATCCTTCAGGTGCCTGTGATGCAGTTACTGCTTGATTTAAAGTAAGGGATGTATATGTTTGGACATCAAAAAGATACAGGTCCCAATCTGTCGCTGCACCTTCATAAGGAGCATCAGACACACTAAAGGAATATACTCTTGCCTCACCAATCTGGGTGCCAGTACCTGCAGTGTTTGAGGTTTTTCTTCTATTCCAAAGTCCTACAGTTTCTGTAGTAGTTGTAATTTTTGGTGTGCCAAATACATTGTTTACTTTGACCAGAGTGCCAAACTCAAAAGGAACTAAAGAGCTAGATACGGTTTGAGTATCTCTTGGTTTTTCAACATCGAGGACTGTAGTGCCTACAGTTTCAATATCATATCCTCTGACATATGCCTTTCCGGCAGATATTTTTACGGATACTAAATCATCGGAAGGAGTATTGCCTTGGTCAGTTATTTGATTGCTGTTAAAGACACCTTCATTGGATATCTCATCATTAAGAGATTCTTTTACTTCAACTCCAAACTTACCTACAGAATAATCACCAGATTCTTCATATGTTCTCTTTGCGAAGTAATCTCTGATTAAGTTGTAGGATGACTTATCTTGAAGTTTCTTGATTTCTCCATTATCGATTCTGATTAACTCGATAAATGTCTTATCAGTGTAATCATTTAAACTCTTTTTGGAAAGAGTTGTAGAAATCTTCAGTCTGTCTGCACCTGGTGCAGCATAGTTTGAATATCCTTTTGCATTATCATACAGTGAAGAGTCATCTTTAGCAGATACAATCTCCTCTAATATAGTAAGACCAACTCTGTATGAAGGATTTCCACTATAAGCGTCAAGAATCAGTTTGTCTTGAGATACATTGACGAAAGTACCTCTTACAAAGTATACACCATCCCCAATAGAAACAGCAGATCCTCTATAACAAGCATTTTGCGAAATAAGAGTAGCTACACTCTCACCTTCACTGATTGTAGTATTTCCGTATGCAAATGCCTCTTCGGTCAGAAGTACTTCACCATCAGTAAAATATTCAACTTCGTTATTGCTACCAGAGTTTAAATATTTTACAAATAATGTTGGTGCATCAATGCCATCTGCTTCAGAAACAGCAGAGTAACTATCGACTACAGCAACGATTCCAGACGTTTCTCCTCTGACGCGCTTTCCAACCAATCTAGAAGCATAAACAGAGACATTGATGCCTAAGTGCTCCTGGTTTATTTTTACTGAATAGTATTCGGAGTCATAGTTAACATTTCCAGGGATCACCATTGACCCCTCTTTAAACATATGACTACCGAAAGACTCTATCTGGTCTTGCAGTATCGACTGAAGAGTAGTTAACTCTCTAGCCTGGATTGGAAATCCTGGTTTAAATAAAACCCGATAAAAATTGTTCTCCCTATCAAAATCGTCATAAAAAGGATTTATATTGAGATTCGTTTTTTGTGGCATTTTTTAAAATTCCAGGATAATTTTAACGTCTTCCTTTTGTCTAGAATTTCTTGAAATCAAAGGACGGTTATCGAGATAGATGATATCTCCTGACCCTTTATTTATCTCAGGTGTAGCAAGTCCCTGTGTAAATTGAACTCCAAGAGAAATAAGTTTTGACCCTGTTGGGTTTGTGCTTATTCCAGTAAAGTTTTCAATAGATCCAGAGAATCCGCCAGTGCCAGTTACTGAGCCACCTGATGTAGAGAAACCTAAAACCTTTGATGATGTAGAAATACCAGCGTAATCTACAGTATCATAACTAGTCTGATTTAAGAATAAGTTTCTGTCTTGGAAATACTTGAGGACATTTGTCTCAGTATCAAAGGAAGAAACATATGCTTCTGCTTTTGCAGTTTCACCAGTGATTGACTGACTTATCTTTTCACCGATTGAAACTGACCCAACAACACTAGAAAACTTGATAGACCCTAGGGATGAAAACTCATTCTCAGTATATACTGTTGTAGATCCATAAGAAACAGGATTCTTAACGATTCCAATCTGGGCAAAACTTGTATCTACTGGGAAATCTCTTGTAGAGTCATCAAATCTTGCATAAACCAAGACTTTATCAGCACCAAGTTCTTTGTAGATATCGTATCCATGCCCCTTTGATGGTGGAATGATTACGATTAACTCTGCTCTAGTGCTAGCATTAGTGTTGATAGACCCCAAATCAACGATTCCATAGGTATATCCACTTCCACCAGACGAAACTACAGCATCTGTGATTTGACCAGAGCTATTGACTTCAACAACAACCTTTCCACCGCTGCCATCACCAAGAATAGTTACTTCGTGAGACCCTTGGGAATATCCAGCACCTTGTGCCTCAATGTATACTTTCTTTATTTGATTTTCATTTACATCAGAGTTTGCGTTATTTCTAACTGCTACTATCTGAGAGTTTGATGATGTATCCCAGTTACTTGGAAGAGCAATATATTCGGTAGAGTCAAACTTGATAATATCGCTTGGTGTTACTGTAAACAGATACTTCCACGTATATCCATCAGCGCTGCTTCCTGCAACAGAAGGCTCTAAATCTGTAAATGTTGGCTCATCTACAGAAGCATTTCCTGTTGTGTTGATTCCCGAAGATCCGTTGTCCAAGCAAGTATAGACCTTATACTCACTATTCATTACATAATAGTTTGAGTCATAAAGTCTTGGTGACTTGGATACTGCAGATAAGTTAGACAAACTATAATCATGACGATACATATCATATTTTGTGCCTCTAACCCAATCAACTCTTCTAACAACACGTCTAGCATTGGTAGATGTTACCTTTTTACCAAACATCATTGCATCACCTACAAAATTCATGTAGTCGATGTTATCAGTAGGGTTTGGAACATCAGAGTCCCAATCAGTATCTCTACCATAACCAGAAGTTGTTGGATTTGCTAACCCAACAAAGACATAATATGAGTTAGAAGTATCGGAAACGGAATCTATAAAGTTAGCCGCATTTAATATTCTAAACTGATCTGTTACAATTGCCGCCATCGTAATAGCTTTTTTCTATATTTATA